ATGAAGTGTCCAGTGAGTTCAAGTCTAATTCCAAGGTCTCCTTCTGGACGGGAAACCAGACACAGGAGGCAAAAAGTGGCAAATATCAGTAACCAAGATTACCGCATCAGCATTGAAGAGTCTTCCGCAATCATTGCAGCAGAGCTTGGCGTTGATGTCGTTGAATCAGTCTTTCAGAAATACGGCGCACATAGCACAGATGATTTGAATCCAGCCTATCTGCCGGACGTATTCAACGAGCTCTATGCAATCGAAGCGGACCTTCGATAAGTATTAATACCTGACCTGGGTAAGTCGTAAAACTGCCCGCCGCTACGGCGGTTCACCTCAAGTACACGGGTGGTCCGAACCGCTCTAACGGTCACAAGTAAATAAGTAACACCGGCTTACGGACATGGCTGGCCAAGCGAATCGAGTTAAATCCCGATCCGTCAGGTCAGCCATGCCTTTTTGCGCTTTGCGGCTCCTCCGGTTCGGGAACGAACGGAGGAACTACAATGCGTCATTATTTTATCTACACCCATAAGGGTAACCCGTCTGAGCAGCTTGTAAAAACACCGTGGGACAAGAGAACCACATTCCGCTACAAGATCTATCACGAAGATCGTATTGAAGTATTTGAACTCGTCGTCGGAGAAGACGACGTTACTGAAGAAACTATCAAGGCTCTGTATGCTGCTGAAGATCATGAGGTTTATGAAAATCTCAAAGCCCGCCGTCCGGAACGTACCGATGAAGAAAAGGCGGCTATTGAGGAATGGAAGCAGGAATACATCCGCAAATTCGAGACGGCGCACGGTTATGCTCCAAACCCGGCGGATGTTAAAGCAGCCGCGGATGAAGTTTTTCCAAAGAACTGGTCCGCTTCTCTGGACGAAATTATGGAAGGCGGTAACGAAGAGGACGATAAGCCTGTCGGCGACAAGGCAAGAATCCTCGCTAAGGTCGCCACTCCCTCGGAGCCGGGCGTCATTGAAAAGATGGATGAAATCGCGGCAACGTGGCCGGAATCTTGGCAGGAAATCTATGAGCGCGTCCTGAAAGGCGGAGAAACTATTGTATCAATTGCACGTGAGCGCGGCGTTACGGAAGGCGCAGTGCGCAAGACACTGAACAAGATCCGTACGCGACTCGCGGAAAATAAAGAACTCCAGAAATTTATTAGATACTTCGACTGACGGGTACGGATTTGCCCTTTCAGGTTTGACGGAAGACTCAGGGGAAGGTTTGTCCCCTGAGTCTTTTTTACAGGAGGTATCCATATGTACGAAGTAACAAACGGTACACGCAAGGTCAAGGGCGTGGAAATCGAAACATGGAAGCGCGAGATCATAGACGCCAACTTGCTCTCAGTCGAGGCCGGGACGAACGGCTATCAGGGCGGCGACACCGGTCACGGCAGTCGCACCTATATCCGCATCAAGGATGAAGGCGGCACGGACATTGGCGCGAGGGTTCTGCTCGATTCGCTTGGCTACGTGGACGGCGTGGAAATTGTCCTCGGCGGAGATGCGGAGCTTTCCACCATGATTGAGGCACTGAAGTTCATAACAAAGGTTCTCGAGGAAGGCATACAGGAGGCGGTTTTATGAAGATTTCCTACGGCAACAGCCGTCACGAGACGAAATGGAAAAACAGTGACATCAGCTGGGAGGATTTCAAGCAGCGCGTCAGTACGACCGTCCGAACTACGGAGACCGTGCAGGAATATCTGAAGCTGCCGAAAAGCCGCCGGGACGACATCAAGGACATCGGCGGTTTCGTCGGCGGGCATCTCAAGTCCGGACGCAGGAAGAAAGGCAACGTCCTGTCCCGCTCCATGCTGACGCTTGACATGGATTATGGAACACCCGGCGTGTGGGATGAGGTGCTCTCAAAGCTGCCCTTCCGCTGCTGCGTTTATTCCACGCACAAGCATACGCCTGAGATTCCCCGCCTGCGTCTGATCATCCCTCTGACCCGCGATACCACGGAAGCGGAATATGAGCCGATGGCGCGGATGTTTGCGAGGGACATCGGCATCGACATGTTTGATGACACGACCTATGAGCCGAACCGCTTGATGTACTGGCCCTCCACGTCCATGAATGGTGAGTTCTTTTATCAGGAGAAGGACGGCGCAGATCTGAACCCGGACGATTACCTCTCACGTTATGACGACTGGCAGGATGAGTCTACATGGCCGGTATCCTCGCGGGAATCCGCTGTGGAACGCCACGGCGCGAAGGAAGCCGCTGATCCGCTTACCAAGTCCGGGATTATCGGGGCGTTCTGCCGCGCTTATACCATAACCGACGCGATTGATACGTTTCTCTCGGATGTATACGCGCCTTCTGTATCGGAAGGACGCTATGACTATATCGCCGGTGAAGGCGCGGCTGGGCTTGTCCTTTACGACGACAAATTCGCGTACTCGCATCACGCCACCGATCCGGTCTGCGGAAAGCTGCTGAACGCGTTTGATCTTGTGCGGCTGCATAAGTTCGGCGGGCTTGATGAGAATTACTCTGACGACACGTCGGTTACCAAGCTGCCGTCATATAAAGCAATGTCTGATTTCGCGCTTGCGGATGGAAAGGTCCGTGCCCTGCTCTCGCAGGAACGTATGGAGCAGGCCGAGGATGATTTCAGGGATTCCGGCGACTGGCAGAAAAACCTCGTCTACGACAAGGCGGGTAATCTCAAGAACACCCTGCGCAATCTGACGCTGATCCTCCAGAACGATGAAAACCTGAAGGATATTGTGTTCAACCAGCAGCTTGACGGCATGGAGATTAAAGGCAAGGTGCCGTGGAAGCACCCGAGCAAATACTGGCGGGACGCGGATGATGCCCAGCTTGTCAGCTACATCGATTCCCACTATGGCTCCTTCTCGCAGCGTAATTACCAGATTGCCGTGACCAAGGTGGCGGACGACCGCTCCTATCATCCCATAAGGGAATATCTCGCGGCGCTTCCGGCATGGGACGGCATTCCGAGAGTGGACACGCTTCTGATTGACTATCTCGGCGCGGACGACAACGCCTACGTCCGGGCTGTTACCAGAAAAACACTGTGCGCCGCCATAAGCCGTGTGCAGAAGCCCGGATGCAAGTTTGACTCCATGCTCGTGCTGAATGGTCCGCAGGGTATCGGCAAATCTACTCTCATCGCGCGGCTCGCCGGTGAATGGTTCTCCGACTCCCTCAGCCTGAATGACACCAAGGACAAGACTGCCGCCGAGAAGCTGCAGGGCTACTGGATTCTGGAAATCGGAGAGCTTGCTGGACTGCGCAAAGCCGAGGTCGAAACGCTGCGTTCCTTCCTCTCCCGGCAGAATGACATCTACCGCGCGTCCTTCGGCAAGCGGGCTACGCCGCATCTCAGGCAGTGCGTTTTCTTCGGAACGACCAACGCCGAGACTGGCTATCTGCGTGATACCACAGGCAACCGCCGCTTCTGGCCTGTCAAGACGCCCGGCGGCAAGGATAAGCACTCGTGGGATCTCGATGAACATGAGATCAGCCAGATCTGGGCGGAAACGCTCGAGTATGTAAATGCCGGAGAAAAGCTCTACCTCGACGCGAAGCTGGATACCTATGCCAAGGCAGAGCAGCGGGAAGCCATGGAATCCGATGAGCGTGAAGGCATTGTGCGGGATTACCTCGAAAAGCCGCTTCCGGATAACTGGGCTGCCATGACGCTTTATGAGCGCCGCAACTTCTTAAACGGCGAGTCCGAGTTCGGGCAGGAAAAGCAGGTCGGCACGCAACCGCGCAAGTCTGTCTCCAACATGGAAATCTGGTGCGAGTGCTTTGAAAAAGACCGTGCCAATCTCTCCATCTCCGAGAGCAACAAGATCAAGGCGATTCTTGTAAAACTCGGCTGGAAGCGTCAGGAGAAGAAAGTGCGGATACCTCTTTACGGACCGCAGTGGATTTATGTTCCAGACAAGCGTTCCAGTTAAAAGTTCCAAAAACCGGAACGTTCCAGTCTCTCTTCTGTTCCACGGATTTTCTGACCGGAACAGAAAAACTGAAACGCTCCGAAACTACCGTAAACACAGCGAAATTTAACCTGTCTGTTCCAGTGTTCCACTCTCTTCTTATAGATATGAAAAAGATAGAGAAATAGCCACATATACCCTATATATACCCTATATACACCCATTTATAAATATATAGGAAATTTTCGGGACACTGGAACGCCGGTCTTAAAGGAGACTCTGATGAATGAGAAGCTAATCGAGCGAAAGCTCAGAGACATGGTGAGACAGTCCGGCGGTCTTGCCCTGAAATTTACAAGTCCCGGATTTGACGGCGTGCCTGACCGCCTGATCCTGATGCCGGGCGGCAAGGCGTACTTTGCCGAACTGAAAACAACAGGCAAGAAGCCAAGGCCGCTGCAGATGAGAAGAAAGCGTCAGCTTGAGACGCTAGGATTCAAAGTTTTCATTATCGACAAGCCTGAGCAGATTGGAGGTGTGCTGGATGAAATCACGAGTGACCTGTGACTGGTGCGGCAGAGAGTTTGAGCGTGAATCAGCATACCTGAAAGGCAAAAAGCACCACTTCTGCTGCCGACGGTGCCTGGCGGATTTCAGCAGCAAAAGTAAGAATCCAGACGGCTATGCGGAACTGAAGGATTACACGAACATGGGAATACATCTGTCCGAACTGAATCGCGAACTAAATCCAACGAGAATGACTCCTGAAACAAGGAAAAAGCTGCGTGAGTCCAGACTGGGAACAGGCGAAGGAAAAACATATACCAAGCGTTATGGCAGACACGAACACCGTATTGTGGCTGAGAAAATGCTGGGCAGGCCATTGAACTCAGATGAAATCGTGCATCACATAGACTGCGATTACAGGAACAACCGCCCTGATAATCTCCTCGTTATGACGCAGTCAGAACACGCAAAACTTCACGCCAGGTTAAGACGATTCTGGGCGGATAGCACTTTTGATGAGGAGGATGAGAACGAATGAAATATACACCATATCAATACCAAACATACGCAACCAACTTCATCCTGACGCATCCGATATCCGCCATCTTCCTGAATTGCGGTTTAGGGAAAACCGTCATTACACTGACGGCAATCGAAAAGCTAATGTACGACAGCTTCGAGATATCGAGAGTTCTCGTTATCGCTCCTCTGCGAGTATGCCGTGTCTGGCAGGATGAAATTGAGAAATGGGATCACGTTAACAACCTGACCTGCAGTATTGCCAACGGCACGGAACAGGAACGTAGAGCGGCGCTTATAGCCAAGGCTGACATCCACATCATCAACCGTGAGAACGTGACCTGGCTTATCGAGAAATCCGGACTGCCGTTTGACTACGACATGATTGTGATCGACGAGCTGTCGTCTTTCAAATCTCATAAGTCAAAGCGGTTCAAGAGCCTTGTGAAAGTAAGGCTGAGGGTAAAACGCATCGTAGGTCTTACCGGCACTCCTTCTTCCAACGGCCTGATGGATTTATGGGCGGAGTTCCGGCTGCTTGATATGGGACAGCGCCTCGGAAGGTATATCGGCCAGTACCGCAGAGCCTTTTTTATTCCGGACAAGACGAACGGTCAGATTGTTTATTCCTACAAGCCGCTGCCGGGAGCCGAGGAAGCCATCTATAAGCGAATCAGCGACATTACGATTTCCATGAAATCCGGCGATTATCTGAAAATGCCGAAGCTCGTGATAAACGAGGTGCCTGTCTGGATGGACCCGCACGAACAGGAATTATATGACGAGCTGAAGCGTGAAATGGTCACCCGACTCGGCAAGCACGAGATTGACGCCGTCAACGCCGCTTCTCTCTCAGGTAAACTCCTGCAGATGGCAAACGGCGCAGTCTATGACACAAACGGCGAGGCATTTTGGATTCACGACCGAAAGCTGGATGCACTGGAAGATCTGATCGAAAGCGCAAACGGCAAACCGGTTCTCATCGCCTACTGGTATAAGCATGACCTTGAAAGAATCCGTAAGCGCTTCCCTGTTCGTGAAATCAAAACGGAACAAGACATTACTGACTGGAATCAGGGTGAGATCCCTGTAGCGGTTATCCACCCCGCTTCTGCCGGGCACGGCCTGAACCTTCAGGCAGGTGGCTCAACCCTGATCTGGTTTGGGCTTACGTGGAGTCTGGAGCTTTACCAGCAGACGAACGCAAGGCTATGGCGGCAGGGCCAGCGTGACACCGTCGTCATTCACCATATCATCTGCAAAGACACAATCGATGAGGATGTAATGAAAGCGCTCCGCAAAAAAGAGAAAACGCAGGACTCCCTGATCCGCGCGGTCAAAGCAAGACTGGAGGTGACGTCATGATGCCGCTCGTTTACATCTGTTCAAGATACGCTGGTGATATTGAAAGCAACGTTCAGGCGGCAAGGCGCTACTGCCGCTTCGCAGCAGAGAGCGGATATATTCCTCTCGCCTCGCACCTTCTCTATCCGCAGTTTCTGGACGATGAGAATCCAGACGAGCGAAGGCTCGGACTGCTTTTCGGAAATATTCTGATGGACAAATGCGATGAAGTCTGGATCTTCGGTATGGAGTTATCGCCCGGCATGAAAGCAGAGTACGAACGGGCCGCCCGCAAGGGCTATAAAATCCGCCGCTTTACGGCTGACTGCAAGGAGGTATCTGCTGATGCCGACTAATCCATATGAGCAGCTCGCCAATGCCATCGTGCTGCAAGCCGTCAAGGATTACCGAAAAGCTCTGAAGACGCTGCAGATGAATCCGATAAGCAGATCGGCAAAGGCAGACAAGAACGCGCTGGAGCGCTTCTTCCGCTCCCAGTGGTACACATTTCTGACTTCGGTCGACGGCGAGATGTTAATTGAAAAACTTCAGGAGGAGGTGGAATCATGACGCCAAAACAATATCTAAAGCAAGCCAAACACTTAGATGCCCAGATAAACAGTCTGCTGCGGGAAGTCGATTACTGGCGGAACCTTTCAACCCGGCTCTCCGGCGAAAGCTTCGAACCGCACTACAATCCGAACCATCCAACCGAGGCGCCGTTTGTACACGCCTTGGAGATGATTGATGAAACGCAGCACAAGATCGACCGGAAGCTGCAGAAACTCGTAAAGCTAAAGTTTGAAATCAGCAAAGCCATTGATCAGCTTTCGAATCAGGAAGAACGAATGGTTCTTCGGTACCGTTATCTGAATGACTGCTCCTGGGAAGACATCAGCGCCCTGCTGAATGTATCGGAGCGAACCGTTTACCGGATCCACGGCTCGGCGCTTCAAAACTTTTCTGTGCCGGAATGAAAGTTGGCAGTGTTTGGCAGAGAATGGCAGTAACCGCCTGTGATATAACTATAATAGAAAAGCAGAATGAAAAGCGGAGCAGCCGCTGAGCCTCGAAAGGTTAATCCCTTCCGGGGCTTTTCTTATACAAGGAAGTGAGAATCATGCCAAGAAAACCAAAACGTCCCTGCCGCTACCCGGGCTGCCCGAACCTCTGCAAAGACGGTGAGCAGTACTGTGATGAGCACAAGGCTTTGATGGATAAGCACTATGAGAAGTTCACCCGCGGCTACTCTCCCGGCAAACGATACGGCAGAGCATGGCAGCGCATCCGAACGCGCTATGTCCACAAGCACCCGCTCTGCGAGGAATGTTTCAAGCACGGACGATATGTCCCTGTGGATGAAGTTCATCACATCGTTCCTCTCTCGGAAGGCGGAACGAATGATGAGTCGAATCTGATGAGCCTTTGCCGGTCGTGCCACGAGAAGATCCATAGAGAACGCGGAGATCACTGACAAAATAAAAATGACGGACTGCATCCGTCCACCGAATGCGTCGGCAGCCATCTTCACCGGGGTGGGCGCGTGCATCCGTCCGGCAAGCAGTGTACAAGGCCGACGATGCCTACAAAGTAATTATATCATGACAAGCATCTTTTGACGAGGTAGGGGCGGTATAAATCTCTAGCGCCTGCCCCACCGGAAAACGGCGCGGGGTCACGCGTGAAAAAATTTCAATTCAAACAAGGGATAAAACCAAAGGAGTACAGATAAATGGCACGAGACGGTACATACAGAGGCGGCAGACGGGTACGCGCAGGAAGCAAACCGGACCCTGCCGCAGAAAAAATAGCAAAAGGCCAGACTGCAAAGATCATGAATAACGATCTTCCGGATTTGGAATACGAAGAGCTGGAAGCTGTGGATCTACCGGAAGGTGCGGTGCTAGAGGGCACGGATATGCCGAAGCCTGCGGATTACCTTTCCGCAAAACAGAAGAATGGAAAGCCGCTGGGCGCAGACGAAATATATAAAGAAACCTGGCTGTGGCTGAAGAAACGCCACTGTGAGAACCTGATCAACCCGAGGCTGCTGGAATCGTATGCACAGAACTTTGCCCGTTACATTCAATGCGAAGATGCGATCAGCACCTACGGACTTCTCGGAAAGCACCCGACCACTGGCGGCGTGGTGACATCCCCATTTGTACAGATGTCGCACCAGTTCCAAAAGACTGCGAATCTGATCTGGTATGAAATATTCGATGTGGTGAAGGAAAACTGCACCGAGGAATTTGAAGACAACCCGAACGACACGATGGAGCTTCTGCTCCGATCAAGGAGGGAGCGTTAATGGATACCGTGAAATTCGAACAGGTACCAATTGATAAGCTGGTGCCCTACGCAAGAAACGCAAGAACACATAGCAAGGAGCAGATTTTGCAGCTCCGCTCTTCGCTCCGGGAATTTGGCTTTGTCTCACCCGCTGTCATCGACAGCGATTACAACATTCTCGTCGGGCACGGCAGAATTGCCGCCGCAAAAGAAGAAGGATACAAGGCGGTCCCCTGCGTATTTGCCGAGAACCTGACGGAAGCGCAGAAACGGGCATACATCCTCGCCGATAACCAGCTCGCATTAAACGCCGGATGGGATGAGGATATGCTTTCTGTCGAACTGTCCGATTTACAGAATGAATCCTTTGATCTGTCGCTTCTTGGATTTGATGATGCGGATCTTGAGAAGCTGCTTTCAGGAACGGATGAATCGGATGTGAAAGACGACGATTTTGATCTTAAGGCGGCACTGGAGAAAGCCTCGTTCGTGGAACCCGGCGACCTCTGGACGGTTGGAAAACATCGGCTGCTCTGCGGCGATGCAACATCTGCAAAAGATGTAGATACACTAATGGCCGGCAAGACCGCCAATTTAATTCTGACCGATCCGCCGTACAATGTATCTTTTAAAGCATCGGACGGGCTCACGATAAAAAATGACAGCATGAAAGAAGCGGAATTCTATCAGTTCCTCCTCGCTTCTTTTCAGAACATGGCCACCCATATGGAAAAAGGCGGCGCGGCTTATGTGTTCCACGCGGATACCGAAGGTTTGAATTTTAGAAGAGCATTCATGGAAGCCGGATTTCATCTGGCCGGTGTGTGTATCTGGGTGAAGAACTCACTGGTGCTTGGAAGATCGGATTATCAGTGGCAGCACGAGCCGGTGCTCTACGGATTCCTGCAAAACGGGAAGCACCACTGGTACGCAGACCGAAAGCAGACGACGATCTGGAACTTTGACAAACCGAAACGAAATAAAGATCATCCAACAAGCAAGCCTCTGGATCTTCTCTCCTATCCGATCAAGAATTCCAGTCAGGAGAATTCCATCGTGCTGGATTTATTTGGAGGCTCCGGCTCTACGATGATGGCCTGTGAACAGATGAACCGCATCTGCTACATGGCAGAGCTTGATCCAAAGTACGCCTCCGTCATCCTCCGCCGCTATGTGGAAGATACCGGTGATGATGCGCATGTGTATGTCGAGCGCGGCGGAATGAAAATCCCGTATTCTGACCTTGTAAAAGAGGTCGAAACTGCCTAAAGTATTCTCACATAAAGCTTGCTATTTCAAGCGTTTAGAGGGATATATGTACTACCAAAACAAGGAGGTACATACTTATGAAAGCAAACTACAACGTAACTGGTGAAGAGAGAAAAGCGCTGGTCAAAGCGATCGAGAAGATCATCGGCGACAAAGCGGTCTATCAGTTCATGCCGACCTGCGCTTACAAGATCGGAGGCATCACGGTCAGCAAGGAAGGCGCGGTCAGCTGCGAAGACGATGCCAAACTGGAGAAGCTGATCGGAAGCCTCAGCGAAGCGGGATATGAGCCGGCAAAGGAAGAATCCGAAGCGGACGGACCAACGCTCACCATATCCCTTCCGGCGGATGCTGCTAACACCGACATCCTGAAGAATCTGATCGCATCGAAACGGACACTAATCAAGAAGTCACTGGACGCAGTAACCACTGAGATTACGGCCTCCGATGAAAAGATCGAATTCCCATGGTTTGACCGGGAACTTACACCAGAGGAAACAAAGGCCTACACCAGATTCTTTTCCGCCCTCTGCAAGCTTTCCAAGGAGCTGAACCGCTGCAGCGGGATTGAACATACGGTGGAAAACGAAAAGTACGCCTTCCGCTGCTTCATCCTTAGGCTCGGATTCATCGGATCGGATTACAAGGAAGATCGGAAGATTCTCCTAAAGAACCTTTCCGGAAACTCCGCCTTCAAAAGCGGCGCAAGGAAGGAGGCGTAAGCGATGAGACTGATTGGCGAATACAAGCTGGAAGCGCTCAGAAAGAGATATCCAAACGGAACCCGTGTAGAACTTATCGAGATGGATGATTTTCAGGCACCGCCGGTCGGAACACTTGGCACGGTAATCGGCGTCGACGACACCGGCAGCCTGATGGTTGACTGGGATAACGGTTCCGGCCTAAACGTCATCTACGGCAAGGATGTCGTAAGAAAGGTGGCAAGATGATGGATCGAAAAGTAAGAGAACAGATTCTGGCAATCCGGGACACAGGCCTTACGAACATGTTTGACGTTTCGATGGTGCAGCGGCTCGCCTTTGAACGGGACTACTACGAGCTGGTATGTTTTCTGGAAGATCACCGGGAAGAATACATCCATTTCATCCTTCATGGAGACAGCGAAAATGCTTGAAAAATACACGTTTTTCTTCGATAAATGACTTGCTATTACATCCGTTTAGAGTGATATATACACTAACAAAAGAAACACACCAAACGAACGGAGGCAAACCATGAAGAACATTTTCGAAGAAACCTACGAGGCAATGGAAGAAGCAAAGAAAGCATATAACGACGCCACTACCGACGAGGGCAAGGCAGCCGCAGAGAAAGCCTACGAAAAGGCAAAGGATAAGATGACAGAGCAGGGCGACATCGCATGGAGAATCTGGAGAGCCTACGAACATTCCAAAGAGAACGAGAACGAAATCTTAAACTTTGACGACATCATCTGGGACCGGGACGTTGAAGCACTCACCGCCTGCATGAAGGAAAACGGAATCAGGGAATTCACCTACTCCTGCCGGGCAACCGACGCAATCGAAACGCTCTGGCTTTTTAAGCAGGCCGGCTGTGAGATCGGCGAGATGATCGAGGTCAATCTCAGGAAGGGCTTCATGGGGAAAGGATACGAGAAAGCGCACGCCTTCAAGATGAGCATCCGCTAAGCGGCAACGGAAAGAGCCCCGGCAAGGGCTTTTTCTCGTAGAAGAAAATACTTTGAAAATCCTCAAAATATAACTTGCTATATGTGCCTTTCAGAGCGAATATACACATACCAAAAGAAAAGCACACAAAGCAAGGAGGACAAAGATGAGACTTTACGAAACAAGAGAAGAAGCGGCGCAGGGATGCAGAGCAAGCGCAAAAACAGCAGAGCACTACATGAAGGCTGCAGAGCGGTTCGCAAGAGAAGGAAGAAAGACTTCAGCCTGGAACATGGCAGACACCGCGAAGATGGCAGCGGATTGCGCGATGCAGGCGCACGAAGCACTGTGGGACCTGACAAACGGCAAACTTACCGACGAGGAATTCGAAGCCTTTGAACAGGCAGAGATCGCACAGACGAACGCAAGGAAAGCAGCCAGAGCCGCAGCGAACTGCTAGAGGAAACCGCTGGAAAGCCTCGACCAGAGGCTTTTGCTCGTGCAGAAAGTCTTCGGATAAATACTTCAAATTTCGCAAGATATCACTTGCTATATGTGCCTATCAGAGCGAATATACACATACCAAAAGAGAAGCGCACAGAGCAAGGAGGCAAAACCATGTGGAACAAAGGAAGCATCGAGATTGAAAACACAATTTGCGATTACTGGGTAAAGCACTACGAAGAGCCGAGCGAAGACTACGGAATCGACGGAGGAAGAATCAGCAAACTGATGATCAAGGTGAACGGACAGACGACCTTAAACTACGATCGCGGATGGGATATCGAGCCGGAGGATGAAGCAAGCCAGCTGGCCTACGGAATCCTGATTCACGAATTTAACTAAGAAAACAAAAGAGAACAAAGCTTAAGGCTCTGTTTCTCGTAGAGAATAGATGAAACGAAGGCCGCAGTGATGCGGTTATTTTTATGTCCATAAAGGAAGTGAATGACGTTTGGCAATGCGAAAACTTAAAAATTACAAGCCGACCCGCTTCATGGCGAAAACTTCTGCTTACAGCAAAGACGCAGCGGATTATGCCGTACTTTTTATTGAGAGCCTGAAACACACAAAAGGCAGCTGGTACCGGAAGCCCTTTGAACTGATCGACTGGCAGGAACGGATTATCCGGGACATCTTCGGGATCTTAAAGCCAAATGGCTACCGGCAGTTCAACACGGCCTACATTGAAATCCCGAAGAAACAGGGAAAATCCGAACTTGCCGCGGCAGTCGCCCTGCTTCTTACCTGCGGTGACGGGGAAGAGCGTGCTGAAGTTTACGGCTGCGCCGCGGACCGGAACCAGGCAAAGATCGTCTATGACGTGGCCGTCGATATGGTGCGCCTCTGCCCCGCTCTCGACAAGCGGGTGAAGATTCTGGAATCCCAGAAGAAGCTCATCTACCTTCCGACTAACAGCACCTATCAGGTACTGTCTGCAGATGTGGCAAACAAGCACGGGTTTAATACCAGCGGCGTCATTTTTGATGAGCTGCACACCCAGCCGAACCGGAAGCTCTACGACGTCATGACAAAAGGAAGTGGCGATGCCAGAATGCAGCCGCTCTACTTTTTGATTACAACCGCTGGGACGGATACGAACAGCATCTGCTACGAAGTCCATCAGAAAGCTCTCGATATCATCGAAGGGAGAAAAATCGATCCCACCTTCTACCCGGTAATATTCGGCGCGGCAGAATCCGACGACTGGACAGATCCGAAAGTTTGGAAGAAAGCGAATCCTTCTCTTGGCATCACCGTCGGCATTGACAAGGTACAAGCCGCCTGCAACTCCGCCAAACAAAATCCCGGAGAAGAGAACGCCTTCCGGCAGCTGAGATTGAACCAATGGGTAAAGCAGGCCGTCCGCTGGATGCCGATGGACAAATGGGATGCCTGTGCATTTCCTGTTGATCCGGATGATCTGGAAGGCTGCGTCTGTTACGGTGGCCTCGATCTCTCCTCTACTACGGATATCACCGCATTTGTCCTTGTCTTTCCACCAAGGGATGAAACAGACAAATACGTGGTGCTTCCGTATTTCTGGATTCCGGAGGATAACGTGGATCTTCGTGTCCGGCGTGACCATGTGCCGTATGACCTATGGGAAAAAGAAGGGTATCTTGAAACCACGGAAGGAAACGTGATCCACTACGGATTCATTGAGAAGTTCATCGAAAACTTAGGGAAACGATTCAATATCCGCGAGATTGCCTTCGACCGCTGGGGAGCCGTTCAAATGGTGCAGAATCTCGAAGGTATGGGATTTACCGTTGTTCCATTCGGCCAAGGATTTAAGGACATGAGTCCACCAACGAAGGAACTGATGAAGCTGGTTCTTGAGAAACGAATCGCTCACGGCGGGCAGCCGGTTCTACGCTGGATGATGGATAATATCTATATCCGCCGCGATCCTGCAGGGAACATCAAAGCGGACAAGGAAAAATCCACGGAAAAGATCGATGGCGCGGTCGCGATGATTATGGGCCTTGACCGGGCAATCCGGTGCGGCAACGACAACGGCGAATCCGTCTACGATGACCGCGGCATCCTGTTTATATAACGCGAAATGCCAGTTCCAGCACTTTTTCCGGGCGTTTTCTCACGACATTCGGATACCCTGTTGGCCTTCCGCTTCTCCTATGGTATATTGTGCGCACGATATGATTGATGCGAAGGGAGAATGCGATGCTTACAAAAATGCAGATCTAAAACAGCGTGATGCGTGCAATGGAAAAGTACGAGAAAGAACACGGACAGGAAGGATGGACGAAAGCAGACATCTGGAACACAATCCAGATCTTCGGAGGCGATCAAGACGATCTGTATGGAGCGATGGCACTTGCGATGGATCTCTGTCTTGGGAAAGCAGACCGGCCTGTCCGTCGCTATTCCTGAGTCTGTTATATGGGGATATATTTAATATTTCGAATAACAGTCTGACTATTGCAACAGGCATTTTCCTACAGTATATTGTTCTTACCAATCCAATATGGCTTTATTGAAATACGTTGGAGAAAATCTATGCTGACAAATAAAGAGCTGGAAAACATTGTCGCCTGCGCCATGAATAAATTTGCACAGGAAGAACACGGCGCGGAAGGATGGAACAAAGCGGATATTCGGAAAATGATCGAGCAGTTGGGCGGAGATGAGAATGATCTTTACACGGCGATGGCGATCGGTATGGATATCTGTATGGGTGCTACGGAAAAGCCCAGGTACCTTTTTTCATAACATAGTAATTCAAAATGATATTGCTGCCATAAGAAGGAGCATCTCTTCGGAGGTGCTTTTTCTTTGCGCATTTTCAAGGAGGATACATGAATATATTTCAAAAGCTTATTCGATCAAGAGATAAGCCACAGGACTCCACAAACGGCTCCGGCTACCGCTACTACTTTGGCGGCACGACTTCCGGCAACACCGTGACAGAACGTTCCGCCATGCAGATCTCGGCAGTGTATTCGTGCGTGCGTGTGCTTTCAGAAGCAATTGCCGCTCTCCCACTTCACGTCTATGAATATACGGAGGACGGCAGTAAAACGAAAGCTGTGAAGCATCCGCTCTACCGGCTCCTTCACGATGAGCCAAATCCTGAGATGACTTCTTACATCTTCCGGGAAACGCTGATGACACATCTTCTGCTGTGGGGAAACGCTTACGCGCAGATCATCCGTAATGGACGCGGTGAAGTCATCGGGCTTTATCCCCTCATGGCAAACCGGATGTGGGTAGACCGGGATGAGAACGGACACATCTACTACGAGTACCAGATGAATACGTCAGATGCACCTACCATGAAAAACGGGACGGTACGGCTCTCTTCGGCGGATGTGCTGCACGTCCCCGGACTCGGCTTTGACGGGCTGGTCGGCTACTCCCCCATCGCGATGGCGAAGAACTCGATCGGCATGGCGATGGCGACCGAGGAATACGGGGCTTCGTTCTTCAAGAACGGTGCGAATCCGTCCGGCGTCCTTTCCATGCCGGGAACGGTGAAAGACCCGGAAAAGATCCGCTCCTCGTGGGAGGCAGGATTTGGAGGAAGCCACAGAGCAAATAAGGTGGCCATTCTTGAAGAAGGAATGACATATACGCCGATCTCCATTTCACCGGAGCAGGCGCAGTTTTTGGAAACGCGTAAGTTCCAGCTTGATGAGATCGCGAGGATATTCCGCATCCCGCCTCACCTGATCGGTGACCTAGAGCATGCGACGTTCTCCAACATCGAAGAACAGTCACTGGAATTTGTAACCTACACCTTAGAACCGTGGCTCGCCCGCTGGGAACAGTCCATGCAGCGATCTCTCCTACTCCCGGAGGAGAAAGAAAAATATTTCATCCGCTTCAACGTGGACGGACTGCTTCGTGGCGACTATGGAAGCCGGATGAGCGGATACGCGACCGGCATCCAAAACGGCATTTACTCCATCAATGATGTCCGGGAACTTGAAAACATGGACTTGCTTTCTGATGAGGAAGGCGGCAATCTGCACATCTTAAACGGCAATGTCGTGAAACTGAAAGATGCAGGCTCTGCCTATACGAATAACGAAAATAAGGAGGACTCAAATGAATCCACAGAAGAAGTTCTGGAAATGGGTAAAAAACAAAACACCCGCTCTGGAAAATCCAGACGAAGTAACTGAATCAAGAACGCTGTTTCTAAACGGCACAATCGCAGAGGAGTCGTGGTTTGACGATGATGTCACCCCGGCTCTTTTTCGTTCTGACCTTTTAGCCGGTTCTGGAGATATTACCGTCTGGGTGAACAGTCCCGGCGGTGACTGTTTTGCGGCAGCACAGATCTATAACATGCTCCGGGATTATAAAGGAAAAGTCACGGTTAAAGTCGACGGTCTTGCCGCTTCGGCCGCATCGGTTATTGCGATGGCGGGCGATCAGGTGCTGGTTTCTCCGGTTTCGATGCTGATGATTCATAACCCGAGCACCGTAGCAATGGGCGATACTGCCGAAATGCAAAAGGCAATCGAAATGCTTTCTGAAGTGAAAGCTTCCATCATCAACGCCTATCAGGAAAAAACCGGCCTTTCAAGGAACAAGCTCTCAAAGCTGATGGATGAAGAGACCTGGATGGACGCCGGAAAAGCCGTCGAGCTGCATTTCGCAGACGGTGTCATTGAACGAGACGAACTTTACGGCAGCAGGGAAGTACCTGAATCAAACGGCGCAAGCGCTGATGATCCAGCGCCTCCTGACAAAGGCGAAGAGAATCCGCTTTCCGGTATGCTCTTCTCCCGCTACCAAGTATCGGCTGCAATTAACAAGAAACTTATAGATTATGCAAAACACCACACTGCGGAAAAGGAATCCCCAAAGCCGCAGGATAAAGATGTCACTCATTTGCACCGGATCGATGACCTCGAAAAAAGGCTCGATCTGATGAAACAGTTCATTTAAGGAGGATACGAAAATGAATGTACAGGAACTTATAAACAAGAGAGCCAGAGCATGGGAAGCTGCGAAAGCATTTCTTGACTCGCATAGAAACACAGACGGACTTCTCTCGGCAGAGGACGGCGAAACCTATGACCGCATGGAGAAGGAAATCACCGACTACACGAAAGAGATCGAGCGTCTGAACCGTCAGGCAGCAATCGAGGAACAGATGGGAAAGCCGACTGCGTCTCCCCTCACCGGAAAACCGGGCGATGGCATGAAAGACGAGCCGGAAAAGAAAGGCCGCGCATCGCATGCTTATGCGAAAGCAATGCTTGCTGCTATGCGTACCGGATTCCATCAGATCAGCGATGTGCTGGAGGAAGGAAACGACGCCAACGGCGGTTACCTTGTCCCGGAGGAATGGGACAGCCGCCTCATTGATAAGCTCGAGGAAGAAAATATCTTCCGCGGCCTTGCCACCACCATCACCACTTCCGGAGAGCACAAGATTAATATCGCGGGAACGAAACCCGCTGCTGCATGGATTGAGGAAGGCGCTGCGCTGACTTTCGGAGACGCCACCTTTGACCAGATCGTACTGGATGCGCATAAGCTCCATGTAGCGATCAAGGTTACCGAGGAACTGCTCTACGATAATGCCTTCAACTTGGAAGGATATATTATCGACCAGTTCGGAAAAGCCATCGGAAACGCAGAGGAAGATGCTTTCTTAAACGGTGACGGAACCGGAAAGCCGACCGGTATCTTCGCAGCAACCGGTGGCGGCGAAATCGCAGTGACACTGGACAATACCAAGATCGCAACCGATGACATTCTGACGCTGATCTACGCACTGAAGCGTCCGTACAGAAAGAACGCGAAGTTCATTCTGAATGACTCTACGCTTGCGGCGCTGAGAAAACTGAAGGATTCGAACGGAGCCTACATCTGGCAGCCGTCTTATCAGGTCGGCGAACCGGATTCTCTCTGCGGGTATTCGGTTCTGACCTCCGCGTACTGTCCGGAACTTGCTGCAGGAAAATCTGCCATCGCTTTCGGTGATTTCTCTTACTACAACATCGGCGACCGCGGAACCAGGTCTATGCAGGAACTCCGCGAGCTGTTTGCCGGAAACGGCATGATCGGCTACGTAGCCAAAGAACGTGTCGATGGCAAACTGGTGCTTCCGGAGGCCGTACAGATTCTGAATGTCAAGGGAGCATAGAAGACTGGGGTGATGATTGATGAGCGTCACGCTTGCTGAAATGAAAAACTATCTCCGGGTGGACACGGACGAGGATGACGATCTGATTGAAAAACTGATCCGCTCATCCGAGAAGCTCTGTGAGGACATCCTTCGATCAGATCAAAGCGAAACGGACAGCGAGGTCTTCGATACGGCGGTTATGTTTACTGCTGCTTACCTCTATGAGCACCGGGAAGAAGCGGATCACCACGCGCTGACGCTCACGCTCCGCTCTCTTCTCTTCGGTGACAGAAAGGCGGGATTCTAAATGAACATCGCACTGCTGAACACCCGGATCACCATCCAGAATCAGATGGTGGAAACAGATGAAATCGGGAATCACTTAAACGGCTGGCAGGACTATCTGATCTGCCATGCCAGCATAAGCGGCGAAAGCGGAAGTGAAAACTTTAATGCCGGGGAAACGAATGACCATGCCGCAATTGCTTTCACGGTTCGCTGGTCAAAGAAAACCGCAGCGGTCACGACAACCGGTTACCGCATCATCTGGAACGGTGATGTATATAACCTTCTTTCGGTGGATCATCTGTCGAATAAACGAAACGCACTGAAGTTTACGTGCAGAAAGGAGCGCAGCTGATGGCAAAGGTGAATGAACTCTCCGGCCTGATCGAACGGGAACTGACGGCTTATGCGAAGAGCAGCACAGAAACGGTCAAAAATGCTGTCCGGGAATCGGCGTCGGAAATAAAAAATGAAATCTCCAGTCATGCGCCAGTCGGAAAATCCGGTAAGTATGCAAAAAGCTGGAGAACGAAGAAAACCGCAGAGACCGATACATCTGTCACCTATACGGTATATGCGAACAAAGACGGATACCGGCTTGCGCACCTACTGGAGTTCGGTCATGCCACACGGAACGGCGGCAGAACTTCAGGAAAGCCCCACATCAAACCGGCAGAAGAAAAAGGCGAAAAAAACCTGCTTGAGAAAATCCGGGGTGATCTTTCATGAACATCAAAGAACTCATTGAGGCGCTCGGCATTCCCTGTGCCTACGATCACTTTGCAGAAGGAGAAAACCCATCTCCACCCTTTTCTACTTATCGTTATCCCGAGAGCCATAACTTCGGAGCAGACAACATCATCTGGTCGAAAGCAACTGTGGTTTACCTGGAGCTTTACACAGATAAGAAGGATTTGAAAACAGAAGCATTCATCGAACAGGCACTGACAGAGCACGGCATCTACTTCGATAAATCCGAAACCTGGATTGATTCCGAAAAGCTCTACGAGGTGCTTTATTCATTTGAAATGGAGGTACAGTAAATGCCTGATAAGAACAAAATCACCTACGGCCTTTCCAACGTTCATGTCTGGCCGATCACAGCGACAGACAATACCGGAAAGCCGACCTACGGCACCGTAATCAGCCTGCCGGGCGCAAAAGAAATGTCCCTTTCCGCGGAGGGAGACACCGCGACCTTTTACGCGGACAACGTACTCTACTGGTCCGCCGAGGCAAACAACGGTTATTCCGGTTCGGTTACGATTGCGGAAGTGCCGGAAGAATTCGCGGAGAAGATTCTGAACCAGATCAAGGACACCAATGGTGTTCTGGTAGAAGATGCGAACGCGACCGGAACCGAGTTCGCGATGGCCTTTGAATTCGAAGGTGACGCGAATAAAAAGCGTCATGTGTTCTACCGCTGTACAGCGGGTCGCCCGGATGTGGCATCCTCCACCAAAGAGGATAACATCGAGCCGAACACGCAGGAGATTTCGATCACGGCAATGCCGCGTCTTGACAACAGCTATGTCAAGGCAAGCGTATCGGATCCGTCTTCTTCGGCATACTCGTCCTGGTACGGAACGACGCCGTATGAGCCGGTAACAACATCCGCTGCTTCTTCCAGTACAAAAAGCGGATCGTAAGGAGGTAACGCATGATCAAGACGATAACGATTGAAGAACAGAATGTGAAGTTTGACACCGCCCTCTCGTGGATGTTCGTTTACCGCACGCAGTTCGGACGAGATCCACTGGAACTGGTAATGCCCGCGGTCAAGGCGGCGATTCCGCTGTTTGACAACGCTGGAAAAGAATTCACAACAGCAGACCTTGATCTCCTGACAGATATCCTGGCTGAGCTGAATATGACAGACGGTCTTCAGCTGATCTGGGCGCTTGCAAAAAACGCAGACAAGGATCTCTCCGAACCGGAAGTCTGGTACCGGGGATTCTCCCAGTTTCCCTTGGATGAAGTGCTTTCGGAGCTAGTTCCGGCGATTGCGGCATCCTGTATCAGCTCAAAAAAATTCAAGGCACTGTCCGACGCGGCGAAGAAGGCAGTGCCGAAGAAAAGCCAAACCTAGAAAGCATCCTCACCGGAGGCCTGATGCGTGGCCTCCGTATGGAGGATACGCATCTTATGACGCTTGGCATGTGGGTCGACTACATCATCGAGTGGAACAACATCAATCTGCCGCACGAAAAAGAAAGCCGCAAAGCGACGCAGAAGGATTTTGATCGATTCTGATATGCCATAGTACACTTGCTTGTTCTATGCTAAAATATTTAAACAAAGAAATAAATCGGAATTTATGGAGGCGACAATGAAAGATAAGGCAAAAGCAGGAATCCTATTAGGTGTTTCCATCGGTCTATTGATAAGCTTATATATACTGCCATCATCAAGAGTTCTGAATGTTTCAGGACGCATTATTATGGCGATTGGATGCTTAATGTGGAGCATTCCTTATTTACAAAGCTTCAAGAAGCATGGAGACAACTAACTAACTTCCAGTTTGCCAAAATAAGAATATGCAGCATCAGCCATATACTGGCTGGTGCTTTTTTACGCTCATTTTTTGAAAGGAGGATCCATCATGGCGGGTAATATCAAAGGCATCACCATCGAGATCAACGGTGACACCACAAAACTCGATAAAGCATTACGAGACGTCAATAAAGAAACCCGAACCGTGCAGCGCCAGCTCTCTGAAGTAGAGCGTGCCTTAAAGATGGATCCCGGTAATGCGGATCTCATCAAGCAGAAGCAGCGCCTTCTCGGTGAAGAAATCGAATCGACAAAGAGCAAGCTCTCCATGTTGAAACAAGCCGATGAGCAGGTCGCCTCTGACATGGCAAACGGCACAGAGGGCGCCGCGGAAAAACACAACGAGCTGCAGCGGCAGATTGCCATCACAGAAGCGAAGGAAAAGGCGCTGCAAAAGGAATTAGACAAACTCGCCACGGTTCCTTCCAAGACAGAAAAGATCGCTGAGGGATTCGAGAACGCAGGAAGCAAGATCAAAGGCGTTAGCGACAAAGTGGGTAAAGTCGGGACCGGACTCAGTAAAGGCGTCACTGCTCCAATCGCTGCGGTCGGTGCTGCCAGTGCAAAGGCATTCACAGATGTAGACGAAGCGATGGATACCGTAGTCGTCAAGACCGGAGCATCCGGAAAAGCGCTGGAAGGCATGCAAAAGAACGTCGAAAACATCGCTACGACAATCCCTACTTCCTTTCAGGCAGCTGGTGATGCGGTCGGCGAAGTCAATACCCGCTTTCACCTGACCGGAAAGCAGCTCGAAAGCCTGTCTTCGGAATTCGTGAAGTTCGCGGAGATCAACGGTACAGATGTTACTTCCTCTGTCCGGGGCGCGCAGATGGTCATGTCCGCATTTGGCATGAAAACGAAAGACGCCGGATCGCTCCTTGGAGTATTTACCAGCGTCTCTCAGAAGACCGGTGTATCTGTCGATGATCTGATGAATTCGCTCGTGCAGAACGGCGCAACGTTCCGTGACATGGGGCTGTCCGCCCAGAGTGCAGCGACACTGCTCGGTAATTTCGAAGCAGCAGGTATTGATTCCAACACTGCCATGTCTTCTCTGAAAAAGGCGATGGCCGCTTTTCAAAGTGAAGGAATCGATGTGAACAAAGGGCTCTCCGATTTGATCAAGAGCCTGACCGACGGAAAAGTCACCACAGAGGATTACAACAAAGCTGTAGACATCTTTGGTAAACGAGGTGCGGATGCTTTCGTCGATATGGCAAAAAGCGGACGGCTCTCCTTAGATGGCCTGACCACGAACCTATCCGATTATGGAACGACGGTAGATGACACGTTTGAAGGAACGCTGGATCCGATCGATCAGGCGAAGGTTGCACTGAATAACCTGAAAGTCACCGGCGCAGAAATTTTCACCTCCGTACAAAGCGTAATCGCTCCGATGCTTGATACATTAAATCAGAAGCTGCAGGCGTTCAACACATGGTTTCAGACGCTCTCGCCAGGGGCCCAGCAGATGATCGTAAAGATTGCCATGATCGCGGCGCTTATTGGGCCGATGCTTGTGGGCATAGGGAAAGTAGGATCGGCCATTGGGACCATCAGCGGCGGCATCGGACAGATGATCACGCTTGGCGGAAAACTGTCAACGGTCTTTTCCAATGCAGGCGGCATGGCCGGTGTGATGGGAAAAGCAATCGGATTTCTGACCAGCCCGATCGGTCTTGTGATTGCGGCGATCGCTGCGGCCATCGTGGTCGGCGTCCTGTTATATAAAAACTGGGATAAGATCAAGGCGACCGCACAGAAGGTATTCACGACAGTTCAGAAGGTTATCACCTCGGTCATGAAGACGATCCAAACCGTCATTACTACCGTATGGGGTGGAATCCGAAAATTCTTCATGACCATACTGAGCGCGATTGGTGCAGTTTTCCGGTTATACTTCAAGATTTACCTTACGGTGGCAAAAGCCGCATTTCTTGCGATCAAAACCGTGATCACTGTGGTCATGAATGGAATCCGGATAGTTATCCGAACGATCTGGAATGCCATCAAGGGAATTTTCAGTTCAGTCACCGGTGCGATCAAGTCCATCGTGACCCGGGCATGGAACGGTATCAAATCCGTCACCAGCAGCGTATTTCACGGCGTGCTCTCGGTTACAAAATCCGTCTGGAACCGGATCAGGTCGGCAATTTCATCTGTTGTGAACACAGTCAGGAACGTGGTATCCCGCGGCTGGCACGCAATACGGTCGGTGACGGCCTCAGTGTTTAACGCCGTAAAGAATGCGATGGTGCATCCGATTCAGACTGCACTTTCCGTGATCCGCGGCATTGTGAACCGGATCAAAGGACTGTTTCACTTCAACATCTCGATGCCGCACATTCCGCTTCCACATTTTTCGATCTCTCCGTCCGGTTGGAAGATGTCCGACCTTCTGAAAGGAAAGATTCCAAAACTTGGAGTCAGCTGGTACGCCACCGGCGGTATCTTTGATTCGCCGCAGATCATCGGTGTCGGAGATGCAAAGTCGCCCGAGGCGGTTACCCCGATCGACAAGCTGAAAGGCTATGTGAAGGAAGCCGTGCAGGAATCCGGCGGCGCAGGATATGTGGTGAATAACTACATCACAGTAAACGGCGCAGAAGATCCAGACGACTGGGCGATGCGCTTTGCACGCACGCTGAAGCGGGAAATGAGGATGACATAAATGGCAAAGCATACCAAAGCACCGACCGGCCTTTCGATTAAGCGGGACGGCATGAATTTTACCTTCCAATGGAAAAAGGGAGAAACCTACGAGCGTCAGTGGCTCGAATACCGGATTGACCGTGCGGGACACAAGGACAAGTGGAAGAAGCTGTCCGTTGGAAAATCTACGATCAGCAAGGTGTTAAAGCTCTCCCAAGCAGACTACTATCCTTCTACCGGAAAGCCGAAACTGAACAGCATCTCGTTTCGCGTCAAAGGCGATGCGAAAAAGAAATCCGCCAGCAAGTGGACAGCGAAAACAATGGACATCCTCGTGCCGCACAATCCTTCCATTTTAGGATTTGACTTGAGTGAGTCGGAATCCAATGCCGGAACATTCTCGTGGACATGCCAATCGGAGAAAGCGGATAAGAACATCTTTACAGATATCCGGTTGCAGTCGCTTCTTACGGCATCCTTTGAGACGGACGGCTCGAAGCTGCCTTGGCGTTCCTCCTCTTCCGGCTGGATTGACGAAACCGGAAAAGCAGCGGAAGGTTCCCGGAAGATTACAGAGGATACCTCGATCATCCACTCCGGCAGTCCGCATGCGAGATGGCTTCGCCTTCAGGCCAGAGGCCCGCAAGGCACGACGGAATGGAAATATGCGAAGCACATCTACGCGCAGCCGCAGATGGCAGTCATCACATCCGCATCCGCATTAGAAAACGATACGGACGGTTTGAATGTGACGGTGGCCTGGAACAATTCGTACACCTCTCTTACGCCAATCGATCATGTAACGGTGCAGTATACGATTTCTACGCCTATGGCGGAGCTTTCCTGCGCAGATGATGCCAGCTGGACGGATGCCGGAACCTATACCATCCGGGATACTACCGGAGCTTCCCGGTTTTCAGTCGATCAGCTGATCGGAGAAGACTGCTGTCTCTTTGTGCGGGTAAACACGCTCCACGACGGAAATACCACCTACGGAAAAGCCGCGTTTGTCCGAATGGCTGATCCGGGCGTTTTGAAAGTGCCGACGCTGACAAATGCGGAGATAAATACGGAAACAGAAAAAGTCTCTGTTACTGCATCGAGCAATACCTCTGTCCCGGATGCGGCAATCCGGGCGTTTGTGGTTCTGGACGGAATGACGCTTGATCTTGGCGATGTGAAAAGCGGAACGGAAACCACAGTATCCGCCGCGGGAATAAGCGGCGCGTCTTCCGTTACCATCGGCATCTACTCCTATCAGGGAAATCATGCTTCACCGAACATGCGAAGTAAGGATGTGATTGACGGAGGTTCTGTTCCGCATGCACCGACAAATGTGACGGCGGTATCCGGTAGCAAGGAAGGCTCGGTTCTTCTCCGATGGACCTGGGACTGGCCGGAGGCAAACGGTGCGGAGATCAGTTGGTCGGACAGCCTTGATGCGTGGAACAGCACGGAGCAGCCGTCGACGTATGATGTCAGCATCTTAAACGCCAGCGAATGGATCGTAAGCGGCCTTGACACCGGAAAAGTCTGGTATTTTAGGGTCCGCCTTTATTCTCAGTCCGGGGATAACAAGTCCTATGGCCCATATAACGGCGCGGCGGTATCCATTCTCCTCTCTAGCACACCGAACGCACCGATTCTTTCGGCTTCCGAAAATATTGTCAGCGCATCGGATGAGATTACGCTTTCCTGGGCCTTTGATTCCTCCAGCGAGGCCATCAGTGAAATCGCAGAGGTCACTACTTTGGATGATGGAGATACCTACTCTGCTCCACTGCTTACTTTAATCAATGCAGACACCGCTACTCTATCTGTAGCGGCACTTGGCTGGGAAAACGATAGTACGCACCATCTTGCTGTTCGCATTACAGAAGGAACGGTCACTTCTTCGTGGTCCGATCCGGTATCTATTACAATTGCAGCACCGCTTTCTGCTGTGATCGCAAGCACCAGTCTACAGGAAGTGACCGTAACAGACGATGAAGATGAATCCACTACAAGGACTGTGCTCTCTCTTACCGAGCTTCCGCTTACCATCGCCGTCAGCGGCGCGGGAGACGGAGGAACGACCATCCTTGCTGTGGAACGCACGGAAGACTACCGGATGGAGCGGCCGGACGAAAGCACATCGGAAGGCTTTACTGGTGAAACCGCAGCGCTTATTGAACAGATCGGAGAAGCGGAAATCAGTATCGGGACAGAAGATCTGATCGGCGCTTTAGACGATGGCGCAGCTTATCAGATTGTGGCCACGGTGAAAGACGGCCTTGGAAGATCCGATACTGCATACCTCCCATTTGAAGTTCACTGGTCGCATCAAGCGATTATCCCATCGGCTGATATAACCGTTGATGCTGCAAATCTTATTGTCACCATCACGCCGATTAAACCAGATGGTGCGCTGGATACCGATGTTTGCGATATTTACCGGCTCTCTTCCGATAAACCGGAGCTGATCTTTTCGGGAGCATCATTTGGAGAATCCTACGTCGATCCGTATCCGGCATTTGGACCAGATTGCGGTCATCGGGTGGTGATGCGGACAGCAAACGGCGATTACATCACAGCGGAAAACCTCCCGGCGTGGACGGACTACAGCGATGAGGAAGGAGATGTTCTGAACGAAACGGCTCTCGTCATTGACTTTGACGGAGACCGGGCGGTTCTACCATATAACGTGAAGCTCGATCACTCCTGGGAGAAGGATTTCGAACGGACGAGGTACCTCGGCGGATCGATTACCGGAGACTGGAACGAAGGCGTCACTCGTGACCTTTCTGTCAGCACAGACATCATCCGGATTCAGGATAACGACCTCATTCAGACAATGCGCAGGCTCGCAGATTTTGCTGGCATCTGCCACGTCCGAACTTCCGACGGATCAAGCTTTGCCGCGGATGTCGAGGTCAGCGAAAGCCGGGAATACAATTCGCTTTCCGTTTCATTTTCACTGGATATCAAGAAGGTCGAAGCGGAAGAATTTGACGGTATGACACTTACAGACTGGAAGGAACTGCAGGAGGCATAAGATGGATTATTCAAAAGGATTTACCGCGTCCTATGACCTTACAATTGTCGATCCGGTTTCTTGGCGTGACCTTTCGCACCATCGCCTGACCGGCGGGACAATCGAGAGGAATACCGATCTTTTGATGGAATCCGCCGATCTGGATTTGACCGAGCTCCCAGAGGACGGTGAGGTTTGGATTCGGGTATGGATGAACGCCAGACAGGAATATTCCTCGGAGTCCCGCATTCCTTTGTTTACCGGCCTTACCACAGCTCCGGAGCGAAAGCTCACCGGAAAACGTGAAAGCTATCCCATCTCCTGCTACTCGGTGTTAAAGCCTGCCGCAGACCGGCTGCTTCCAAGAGGCTGGTATGCACCAAAGAACGGAAACAGCACAAACCTTGTGAAGGATCTTCTTTCCGTCGGGGCAGCTCCGGTAACGGCAGCGGAGAATGCACCTGCCCTGTCCTCCGCCATTGTTGCCGAGGACGGCGAGACGAATCTTTCCATGGCGAGCAAGATCCTCACCGCCATCGGATGGAAGATCCGGATACATGGAAATGGGAGCATATCCATTCAGCCGGAAAGCACAGAAGTCGCGGGCACCTTTGACGCGGCTTCTTTTGACATCTTAGAGCCGTCCGTCACCGATCAGTACGACTGGTATTCCTGTCCGAATGTGTTTCGGGCGGTGTCCGGCTCCGATTATGCGGTGGCAAGGGATGAAGATTCAGAGAGTAGATATTCCATTGCTTCCCGCGGCCGGGAAATCTGGATGGAAGAGACGGGTTGCACGCTCCGGGAGGGAGAAACGCTTCTCTCTTACGCAAAGCGAAGGCTTAAGGAAGAACAGATGCCATCGAGAACGATTTCGTATGACCGACGCTATGTACCGGACATCTTTCCCGGTGATTTGATTCGGCTGAATTACCCGGAGGAAAAGATCAGCGGGACATTCGAAATTAGAAGCCAGAACATCACGCTCGGCTTTGCCGGGAAAACATCAGAGGAAGTGATTGAAGTATGAACATAAAACAGCGCATTGCGCAGCGTAATCTAAAAGAAGCTTTCACCTATCAGGGACATAGCACAAAGCCCTATGACACGCAGGCAACCGTAACAAAAGTAGAAGATGACATCGCATGGGTACATATCCCGGGCGGCATCAGCGAGACGCCGGTACAGAGATCGATTGATGCAAAGGTTGGCGACACCGTCACTCTTCGCGTATCCGGCGGGTCAGCATGGATCACTGGTAACCTTTCCTCTCCGCCGACAGATGATACTGCAGCGAACGACGCAAAAGAGCATGCGAAGGAGGCGAAAGTCACCGCTGTTCGGGCGCAGGGAACGGCAGACGGCGCAAAATGTCTCGCAGACAAAGCAGGAAGCGCTGCGGAAAATGCCACTAACGCCGCCGGAACTGCGGGTACTGCAGCAAAACAGGCTGCCGCTCAGGCAGATCAGGCAAAGACGGATGCTGCTAATGCCCGGAATGCAGCAAATAAGGTGAATGTCAAATTTTCATCACTGATTCGAAAGACCGACGATGGCATTGAATGCGGCATGGTACCGGATGCTTCCACACTAACGGATGGAAATTCTGTAATAGTGCCGGCCGCACTGGTTAACACAGACGGAAGTTTCGATGTAAACCTTATCACCTATACGAACACTTCCGGCACCGTCAGCCGGACAAAATCCGTGCGTTTCGCATCTTTCGGAAAAGAAGCGGTGATTGGGGAAACCAATCAGACACATGCCCGGATTGATACCGACAGCTTCGACATCATCGATGCGGACGGTTCGATTCGCGCAAGCCTCGGGGGAGCCACCCCGCTGCTTCAGATCGGAAAATTTACATTTACCAACCGGGAAAACGGAAATCTGACACTTCAGCTGAATTAAAGGGGGGAATCTCTATGGCCTTGTATAGTAGAAAATTAATGCTTTCGCACATCGGCTTCTTAGCGGACGGTGCGGGAACACTTTCCAAAAGCAGTTATCTCTTGTGCGAAGTCACCGGCGTTGCCTTAGCGGATGGAAAAACTGTTGCAACGTTAAAATACAGTCTCTATGGATCTTCATCGAAAAGCCGTTCTGTCACCGCAGAAATCTATGCCGCCGGCACGAGCATATCAAAGACTGTGACAATCGGAACTAGCATGAAATGCCTTCTGACATTGACAGGCACAAAGACCGGATATGACGATATCTCGGATTACGCCAACGCGTCATTTTCCTATAGCGTGAAGAAAAGCGGCGAAATTATGGAATCCTCCTATAGCATTACCACTAAACCGGATCTCATGTCGACAACAGAGCTGACCTACGTAACTTTTGCTTCCCTAAACAGTTATCCATCAGAGCTGACCTACGGAAAAAGCGGAGATTTCCAGTTTTCAAAATCGTCCGCCTACAAGTTGGAGTTCTACGATCCGGATGGCGTGCTAAGATACACAACAACCTTTACAGGCACCAGCGCAAACATTACTGTCCCAACCAGTGTGTTCAAAGACTGCGGAAAGAATCTGACCCATTTCACTTTTTATGAAATGAACGGGGATACCGCTATTTTTCGAGATACCTACTCCGTCACTGTAGCAGAAACAGCATGCGCGCTGACTCTTGTCGCATATCGTAACGGAACATCTGACAATCCGGACAATGTTACTCTCCTGGTTAACGGTCAGTCTGCTTCGGTCAGCGAATCAAGAACGATTACTTTCTATGCGAAAGAAACCAGCGCAACAGAATGGACAAAGCTTTCAGAAAGTCTATCGCCGTCAAGCGCTGCTTTCAGCGATTTAAGTTGCGAAGTCTCTCTGTCAATTGATTACGCATGGGATATCTATGGCGCGATCGAAGACGGATATACAAAAGCGCAATCCACAAAAGTCCGGATTTTCTCAAAATATTACATCATGGACATCCGGACAGACGGAACAGGTGTTGCTTTTGGAGGTACTGCGGCAAATCAGGATGAGCTGTACTGTGGCTTCAAGAACTTCCGAGCGGATAACATCACGCCGTCCGATATTACCGGGATTGCAAACCTGATCTATCCGGTCGGCTCCATCTATATGTCGGTAAACAGCACATCGCCTGCCACCCTCTTCGGTGGCACCTGGGAACCGATCAGCGGAAGATTCCTGCTTGCGGCGGGAGGAGGTTATTCCGCAGGAGATACCGGAGGTGAAGCTTTTCATACGCTTAACATCTCTGAAATTCCTTCCCATCAGCACAGCGGAAGTACAGACAGCGACGGATCACACAGTCACAGCTACGGGTCTGGTAAGTATGTGCATCTTACCACCGATGGAGACACCGGTGCAGAAGGCTACTCGGGAGGTCTTTCGGGAAGCGGCTATAAGCTCCCGCGTTCAAAAAGTTCCGAGAATTATACGCATGGATCGAAAACCGCAAGCGCTGGTTCACATACGCATTCCTTTACCACAGGAAGTGCAGGTGGTGGAGTCTCACATAACAACATGCCGCCGTACCTCGTCGTGAATGTCTGGAAACGGACGGCTTAACAGAAAGGATGATTAACAATGAAAGAATTCTGGGGAATAAATCAAATTGTTCTGACCGGCCTTGGCGGCTGGATCGGATATTACTTAGGAGGATGTGACGGCTTGATCTATTTATTGATCGCATGCGTGGTCATTGATTATATCACCGGTGTGATGTGTGCACTTGAGGATCACAGGCTCTCATCCGCCGTCGGATTTAAAGGGATCTGCAGAAAGGTCCTTATTTTTTTGCTTGTCGGTCTGGCCAATCTGATCGACATCTATGTTCTCAAGCAGGGATCGGTTGTACGAACCGCTGTGATCTTCTTCTACATCTCAAACGAAGGCGTATCGCTTCTGGAAAATGCCGGGCATCTCGGCCTTCCGATCCCGAAAAAATTAAGAGATGTACTGGAACAGCTCCATGACCGGGCAGATAAGGAGGGAAAATAAATGGCAGCAACAGGAATTGACGTCAGCCACTGGCAGGGAAACATCAACTGGGAGAAAGTGAAGGCTTCCGGCATCAAGTTTGCGATTATCAAAGCAGGTGGTTCCGATGACGGTTTCTATACAGACAGCAAGTGGGAAGCGAACTACAAAGGCGCAAAAGCACATGGTATCGCCGTCGGTGCGTACTACTTCGCCGGGCCGAAGTGCGTGACGGCGGATGCCGGAAAAGCAGATGCAAAGAGATTCATTAAGCTTCTCAAAAGCAAGAAACTGGAGTATCCGGTTTACTTTGACTGCGAAGTGCAGCCGGCATCGAAACGCTCCGGCACCACAAAGGCCGCGATTGCTTTCTGCAAAGAGCTGGAAAAAGCCGGCTACTACGCCGGCATCTACGCTTCCACTTATTCGGGCTTTCAGGATCGGCTGGATGATTCAAAACTCACCTCATTTGCTCATTGGGTCGCCCAGTACGCGGGCAAATGCAGCTATAAAGGAGACTACGGCATCTGGCAGTATTCGTCTAGTGGCAAAGTGCCTGGCATCAGCGGAAACGTGGATATGGATCTTTCCAATGTAGACTATCCGGCTGTGATTAAAAAGCGTGGATTGAACGGCTATTCGAGATCGGACACTAAGACTGCAGATCCGGAATCCAAAGCCGGTAAAAAGACTTCCGATGCCCTGATCTCCGTGATGGAGGGATGGCTTGGATATTCTGAACAGAACGGAAAGTACAAGAAGATCATCGATATCTACAACAGTCATAAGCCGCTGGCGCGTGGCTACAAGATGAAGTATTCCGATGCCTGGTGTGATGCCACGGTTTCCGCTGCGGCGATCCAGTCCGAAATGACGGATCTCATCGGAACAGAAATCAGCTGCCCGAGACATATTGAAATCTTCAGAAAGAAGGGAATCTGGAAAGAAGATGGAACGATTACGCCGAAGCGCGGAGATATTATTCTGTACAACTGGCATGATTCCACACAGCCCAATAACGGCAGCCCAACGCATATCGGCGTGGTGACTTCCGTGAAAAACGGCAAGATCACCGCAATTGAAGGAAACCATAAGGATGCCGTTGGATATCGCACCATCCCGGTCGGCTGGGGATATATCCGAGGCTACGCCAGACCGAAATATGATAAGTCCGCTTCCGATAAAGTGAAGACCCAGCCCGTATACTATACAGTAAAAAGTGGCGATACCCTTTCCGAGATTGCAAGCCGGTATGGAACCAGCGTCGCTGCCATCCAGAAGCTCAACAGTTCTCTCATCAAGAACGTGAATCTCCTCCAGATTGGCTGGAGAATTCGTGTGAAGTGAATACTCTCCTGATTTTATACGCCCGTAAGTGTTCCTTAATCGGAATGCTCGCGGGCCTTTTTTTGTTCCAGTTCCAGTTTCTCATAGAATAACTGGAACACTCATTTTCTGTTCCTGTTCCACTTTCCGTCTTCTTGGAACAGATATCTGGAACGCTTATGCTTCCCGTTGTTTCAATGCTTTCCGGTTTTTTGTTCCAGTGTTCCACTATCAATGTACATAATAGAAAAACAGATAAAAACAAGTACATATACCCATATATACAGTGATTTATATATATAGGAAAATCGTGGCACACTGGAACAACTGGAACACGAGCCGCACCTTTCTCAGCTTTTGAGATCGGTGCGGATTTTTTTGTTTCAAGGGGTACGGATTCGCCCGTTTTGCTTTGACGGATGACATGTAAGGGAGATGCCCTTACAGAAAGGCGGTGATTCGTAATGAAACACGTTAATGCAAATCTTAGGAAAGGAGGAAAACCGTATGGACAGAATCAATCTTCTTAACCTTATAAACGACTTGAGAGCTGTTGCAAGCGATTTAGAGAAGGTCGCAGGAAACACGGAAGGTACTGACCCCTCTCCCACTCAGGAAGCAATGAAAAAGACAGAACCGGAAAAAGAAATCCGTCTGGAAGATGTACGTGCAGTGCTTGCAGCGAAAAGCCGTGACGGCTATGGTGCGCAGGTCCGCAAGTTGATCAAGGCGCATGGCGGAAACAAGCTCTCAGAAATCGATCCGTCTGAGTACGGCGCGATGATGAAAGAAGCGGAGGTGTTCGGACATGCCACCTAATACGCACGCTGTGCTCTCGCCTTCCAGCGCGGAGCGATGGCTTCACTGCACCAGATCGGCAAGACTGGAACAGGAATTCATGGATCAGCCGACGCAGGCTTCTGCTGAAGGAACCGCAGCCCACGCTCTGGCAGAGCACAAATTAAAGAAAGCGCTTAAGATGAGAAGCAGCCGCCCTGTCTCTGAGTTTGACAGCGACGAAATGGAAGAACTGACCGATGCCTACCGTGACTATGTTCTGGAGCAGCTTGAGATCGAAAGGCAGACATGCCCGGATGCGCAGGTATTTATAGAAACAAAACTGGATTTGACCTCGTATGTACCCGGGTCGTTCGGCACCTCAGACTGCATCATCATATCAGACGATAAGCTCCACGTGATCGATCTGAAATACGGTCAGGGCATCGTCGTTCAGGCAAAGGAAAATCCTCAGATGAAACTCTATGCCCTCGGTGCACTTGATATCTACGACGGACTGTATGATTTCAGCAAAGTCTCAATGACCATCTTCCAGCCAAGGCGTGAAAACGTCAGCACATGGACGGAAAGCGTAGATGCACTTCGCAAATGGGCTGCTGAAGAGCTTCGGCCTAAGGCGGAGCTTGCCGATACTGGCGAAGGCGACTTCTGCTCCGGCGACTGGTGCGTGTTCTGCAAAGCAGCGGTCAAATGCCGTGAACGCGCGAAAGCAAAACTGGAACTGGCAAAGCGTGAATTCGCTCTCCCACCACTTATTACCGATGCGGAAATCGAGGAGATTCTTCCGAAGCTTCCGGATCTCACGAAATGGGCAAATGACCTGATGAACTATGCAAAGGATGCCGCGCTGAATCACGGTAAGCACTGGAAGGGATTCAAGGTCGTATCCGGCAGGAGCAACCGAAAGTATAAGGATGAGAACGCCGTGATCAAAGCCGCGCAGAACGCAGGTTACACGGACATTTTCAAAACCAGCCTGATCACGCTGACCGAGATGGAGAAGCTGATGGGGAAAAAGAAATTCAAGGAAGTACTCGGAGGGCTTGTCATAAAACCCGCAGGCAAACCGGCGCTTGTACCGGAGTCGGATAAACGTCCGGCGATTACAGGCAGTAATGCAGAATCAGAATTTAACAAAATTACGGAGGATAAGTAATTATGGCAAAGAATAGCAGAACAAAGGTAGTAACAGGAACAGTCAGACTCTCCTACGCGAATGTGTGGGAGCCGAAGTCCATCAATGGCGGCACAGAAAAGTATAGTGTCTCCCTCATCATTCCAAAGAGCGACAAGAAAACCATCGCTGCCATCAACGCCGCTGTCGATGCAGCGATCGAGGAAGGAATCGCGAAGTTCGGTGGAAAGAAACCGAACAAGGCGGCAATCAAGCTTCCGCTTCGTGACGGTGATACAGAGCGCGACGATGAAGCGTATGCGGACAGCTACTTCGTCAATGCCAACAGCCTGACGCCGCCGCAGATCGTTGACCAGAACGTGAATCCGATCATGAACCGCAGCGAAATCTACAGTGGCGTGTACGCAAGGGTGTCCATCAATTTCTACGCTTTCAACTCGAACGGAAATAAAGGTGTCGCTTGCGGACTTGGAAATATCCAGAAGGTTCGTGACGGACAGCCGCTTGGAAACCGCAGCACGGCTGAAGATGACTTCACTGCTCTTGAGGATGCAGATGACGATTTTCTGGCTTAATCGGAGGACCGGAATATGTATGAAATCTATGAACAGGTTGTCCTTACCTGCACAATCATCAACATCTTTGTGATCGTCGCTCTCGCAACAAACTGGATTATGACAAAAGTCCAGGATCGCCGTGAGAAAAAACGCAGAAATCAGGAAAAGCAGTAAATCGATGGGCAGCAGAGAAAAAATCCCTGCTGCCCTGCTTTGAATGGAGGCGCATGTAAATTGAATGAGATTGGAATAAAAAGTCTGAGCTGCGATATTGAAACCTATAGCGATGTCGATCTGAACAAATGCGGTGTGTACCGTTACGCCGAGTCTCCTGCTTTTGAGATCCTGCTCTTTGGCTACGCGGTGGACGGAGGTGAAGTTCGTGTAATTGATCTTGCGCAGGGTGAAAAGATACCGGAAGAAATCCTCGATGCGCTGACTGATGACCGCATCATCAAGTGGGCATTTAACGCAAACTTCGAACGCGTCAGTCTGTCCCGTTATCTTCGGGATCTCGGAAGAAGTCTTGATCCGTTTCATGACAACCTTTCCCAATATCTGAACCCTTCCGGCTGGCAGTGCTCGATGGTATGGGCAGCGACGATGGGACTTCCGCTTTCACTGAAATCCGTCGGCAAGGTCCTGAAACTCGAAAACCAGAAAATGGATGAAGGAAAGGCGCTCATCAAATACTTCTCCGTTCCTTGCCCGCCGACAAAAGCGAACGGCGGTCGAACACGCAATCTGCCCTCCGATGACTTGGAAAAGTGGGAAATCTTCAAGTCATATAACAAACGCGATGTAGAGGTTGAAATGGCAATACAGAAGAAGCTTTCCAAATTCCCGGTTCCGGACTTTGTCTGGGATGAATATCACATCGATCAGGAGATCAACGACCGTGGCGTAAGAATTGATCATACCCTCGTCAAAAATGCAATCGATATGGATAGCAGATCGAAAAAAGAGCTGACCGCTGCATTGAAAAAACGCACTTCTTTGGATAACCCAAACAGTGTCCAGCAGATGAAACAATGGCTCTCGGATCACGGTCTAGAAACGGATACGCTCGGCAAGAAAGCCGTCGCGCAGATGATCAAGGATGCACCGCCCGATCTTGCAGAAGTGCTGGAGCTTCGTCAGAAACTCGCCAAATCATCGGTCAAGAAATACCAGGCGATGGAAAGCAGTGTTTGTACAGACGGCCGCTGCCACGGCATGTTCCAGTTCTATGGAGCAAACCGTACTGGACGCTGGGCCGGCAGGCTGATCCAGCTGCAGAATCTTCCGCAAAACCATCTGCCGGATCTCGCTGAAGCAAGAGCGCTTGTACGCTCCAGAGACTATGAATCGGTGAACGTTCTCTACGAGGATGTTCCGGGCATTTTATCTCAACTGATCCGAACGGCATTCATCCCTAAAGAGGGAAACAAATTCTACGTGGCTGATTTCTCGGCGATCGAAGCAAGAGTGATCGCCTGGTACGCAGGTGAAAAATGGCGTCAGAAGGTATTTGAGGACGGCGGCGACATCTACTGCGCGTCCGCAAGCCAGATGTTCCATGTCCCAGTTGTAAAGCACGGAGTAAACGGGCATCTGCGGCAAAAAGGGAAAATCGCTGAACTTGCACTCGGTTACGGCGGTTCCGTCGGTGCACTCAAAGCAATGGGTGCTCTTGAGATGGGGCTTTATGAGGAGGAGCTCAAGCCGCTCGTCGACATGTGGCGGCAGACGAACCCTCATATCGTAAAGTTCTGGTGGGATGTGGACCGGGCGGTTACAAATACAGTAAAGAGCAAGCAGACGAGCAAATGTCATGGTCTCACCTTCTCCTACGCATCTGGCATGCTCTTTATCACGCTTCCTTCCGGCAGGAAGCTCACCTATGTGCGTCCGAGGATCGGAACGAATAAGTTCGGAGGATCGTGTATCACTTACGAAGGCATCGGTGGAACGAAAAAATGGGAACGCATTGATTCCTATGGTCCGAAATTCGTGGAGAACATCGTGCAGGCGACTTCCCGTGACATCCTTTGTAATTCCATGAAGACGCTTCGATGCTGTGACATTGTCATGCACATTCATGATGAACTGGTCATCGAGGCCAGACCGGATGTTTCTCTTGAAGTGCTCTGCAAGCAGATGGGACGAACTCCATCCTGGGCACCCGGGCTGAAACTTCGTGCAGACGGCTATATCTGTGACTTCTATATGAAAGACTAAGTAAACGACGGAGATTCGTACTTTTCAGCGACAGGGGTACGAATTCCGCCCTTTTCTTTTGACGGAAGACGTGAAAGGAGGTCTGCTCATTATGAATACACAGCAGAAAACCCAGATCGCGTCTTTACGCCAGAAAGGATACAGCTATACGAAGATTGCCGATGCGCTCGGTCTGTCTAAGAACACGGTCAAATCGTACTGCAGAAGAAATGGCTTATCTTCCGCAATGATTGATGCCTGCCAGCATACACCAGAACTTACGATCACCTTCTGCAAGGAGTGCGGAAAAGAAATCCAGCAAACGCCGCATCGCAAGGAAAAGAAGTTCTGCTCCGATACCTGCCGGCATAAATGGTGGAACGAAAGGCCCGAGAAGATCACGCGAAAAGCCGTTTACTCCTATACCTGCACACATTGCGGAAAGCCCTTCACCGCTTACGGGAACAGCCACCGCAAATACTGCTGCCATGCCTGTTATATCGCGGAGCGCTTCAAAGGAGGTGCTGCGGATGACTAAGCAGGAATTTAAAAGCGAAAAGAAATATCTTCAGGCCATCGCCATCGCAAAGAATCTGCTCGATCAGAAGCTCCTGACACCGGAAGAATACACGGTCATTGATACAAAACTGCGCGAGAAATATGGAGCAAAATTCTCCGCTCTTATATGCGAATAAGACTTGCTATGTGCCTGGTTCAGAGTGATGTATAGACACGGAAAGGAGCAATATCATGAAAACAATACGAAAAATAGAGCCGAAAGTTATGGCTCTTCCATCAAGGAAAAAGGTCGCTGCTTATGCCCGTGTATCGATGGAAACCGAACGCCTGCATCACTCTCTTGCAGCGCAGGTAAGCTACTACTCCGAACGCATACAAAAGAACCCGGAATGGGAATACATCGGAGTTTATGCCGATGAAGGCATCAGCGGCACCAGCACAGCAAAACGGCCGGAATTTCAGAGAATGCTCGATGACTGCGAAGCCGGAAAAATCGACATCATTCTCACCAAAAGCATTTCAAGGTTCGCAAGAAACACAGTCGACCTTCTTAAAACCGTCCGGCATCTGAAAGAACTGGGCATTGAAGTACAGTTTGAAAAAGAAGGAATTAACTCTCTATCCAGCGACGGCGAGGTGATGCTGACACTTCTCGCCTCCTTCGCACAGGAAGAAAGCATCAGCATTTCTAACAATGTCAAATGGGGCATCCGAAAGCGCATGCAGGCGGGTCTTCCTTATGCCAACGGACATATGAACGTCTATGGATACCGCTGGGAAGGCGACGAGATGGTCATCGTTCCAGAAGAAGCGGAAGTTGTAAGGCGGATCTATCAAAACTTTCTCAATGGGAAATCCAGGCTGGAAACCGAGAAGGAATTCGCTGCCGAAGGCATCAAAACACGATCCGGAGCACGGTGGGTGGATTCCAACCTGAGGGTAATCCTCACAAATATTACCTATACAGGTAACATGCTCTATCAGAAGGAATATGTCACTGATCCTATCACAAAAAAGGCGAAGAAAAACCATGGCGAGCTTCCGCAGTACTACGTAGAGAATACGCACCCCGCCATTATCGACAAGGAAACATTCGACTACGTGCAATCCGAAATTGCCCGGCGCAAGGAACTCGGATGCTTTGCGAATAAAGCCCTGACTCTGAATTGTTTCTCCACGAAAATAAAATGCGGACTGTGCGGACGGAGCTTTGTTCGATGCACAAGGAAGAACAAAGCAAAGATGAGCCTGCTTGGAGAGAAATACACCTTCTGGGCCTGTACATCCCATAAGAAGAACAACTGCCCCCGCTGTAAAAGCGGAATCATCCGCGAGGATGTGTTAAAGGAAGAATGTGCCAGGGTTCTCGGTATATCAGAGTTTAATGAGGACACTTTTGCCGAACGTGTAAAGCAGATTACCATTCCAAAGACCGGAACTATGATCTTCGAGCTTACAGATGGAAGCACGCTGGAGCATCACTGGCACCGGAATGCGAGGAAGGAAAGCTGGACGGATGCTCACCGAAAACGTGCGTCAGAATACCGGAAACGTCATCCATTCAAACGAGATGACATCACCTGTTTTACTACAAAAATCCGCTGTGAACACTGCGGCTGCAATTACAGGAAGCAGACCACAACTATGGCAGACGGACATAAAAACGCCTACTGGCACTGCGCTGACAAGAAAGATCATCCCGGCAAGAGTCTGCGAGAAGATCATCTTAAGGAAATCATTAATGAGGTCCTGGGCCTCGATGAATTTGACGAACACGTCTTCCTTGAGAAGATCGATCACATATCTGTCCGGAACCTGACGCACTTAACCTTTCACTTTACAGACGGAAGCACGGTCGAGCGAGAATACGAATTCAGAAAAGAAGGCGTCAAATGGACAAAAGAACGGCGTGAGAAACAAACCAAAGCTATCCGCGAGAGCTTTACGCCGGAACGCAAGCAGAAAATCAGTGAAAACATGAAGAGAATAAGGAGTGAGAAATATTGGAACAGCAAAAGAAAGTAACCACAATCCCAGCAACACGGACACGTTTCTCTTCTACTCCGATCACTGAAAAGAAGAAACGCAAAGTCGCCGGATACGCTCGTGTCTCAACGGACCACGATGATCAATTTACCAGCTATGAGGCGCAGATTGATTACTACACGAACTACATCAAATCTCGTGACGACTGGGAATTCGTGAACGTATACACAGACGAAGGAATCTCCGGCACCGGTATCAAGAAAAGAATCGGATTTCAAACTATGATCGAAGATGCGCTTTCCGGAAAGATCGACCTCATCGTCACCAAATCCGTCAGCCGCTTCGCAAGAAACACCGTAGACAGCCTGACCACGATTCGAAACCTCAAAGATCATGGTGTCGAATGTTATTTCGAGAAGGAAAACATCTGGACTTTCGATGGCAAAGGAGAACTTCTGATCACCATCATGAGCTCCCTTGCACAGGAAGAATCGAGAAGCATTTCCGAGAACTGCACCTGGGGCCAGCGGAAACGCTTTGCTGACGGTAAGGTCAGCGTCGCATATAGCCGATTTCTTGGTTACGACCGCGGGCCGAATGGCGGACTGGTTGTCAATCATGAGGAAGCAAAAACAATACGAAAAATCTACCGGCTTTTTCTTGAGGGAATGACACCTTACGGCATCAGCAAAAAACTAATGGAAGACGGCGATCTAAGCCCGTCTCACAACACGAAATGGAACGCCGCTACAGTCAAGCGAATACTTTCAAATGAGAAATACAAAGGTGACGCACTGCTGCAGAAATCCTATACTGTTGATTATCTGACCAAGAAGACCAAAGTCAACGAGGGCGAGATCCCACAGTATTATGTGGAAGGTGATCATGAAGCGATCATTGATCCAGCGGTTTTCGATCAGGTGCAAATTGAACTGGAAAAACGCTGCCCGGGAAGAAACCGTCACAGCGGCGTTCACGATTTCTCCGGCAAGATAAAATGCGGTCAGTGCGGCAGCTGGTACGGCTCGAAGATCTGGCACAGCACGGACAAATACAAGAAAATCATCTGGCAATGCAATCATAAATATACAGGTAATGAAAAATGCTCCACGCCACATCTCACAGACGGAGAGATCAAAACCGCATTCGTAAGCGCTGCAAACAAAGTGCTTGCAGATAAGGAAACGATTCTTGAAACCTTCAGGATCATCAGGGAAACTACCTTTGACACAAGCGGGCTGGAAAAAGAACGTGACGCTCTCACCGATGAACTGAACGTGGTCGCCGGACTGATACAGGACGGCATTTACCAGAACGCTCATGTCGCACAGAATCAGTCGGATTACAACAAGGAGTATGAGAATTTAACTGCCCGCTACGATAGCGCGAAAGAACATCTCGATGAAGTCACCGCTGAAATCCACGATAAGGTCTCCCGCTGCAAGGCTATCGAAAACTACCTCGGGATTTTGAAAAACAGCAAGGAAGCCATCACCGAATACGACCCGCGGCTTTTCCACAGCATGGTCGAGTTCATAACGGTCTACAGCAAGGATGACATCCGCTTCACCATGAAGGACGGCACGGAAATTATGGCATAAAAGAAGCCTGGCGATCAGCAATCAAAGCTAATGGTCAGGCTTCTTTTAAGTTCAAATACAACTGGTAATTGTCTTGTCACTGAAGTACGTAGTATTCTCCGGGCCTCACTTCCTGAATGCCTCCCTCAAAACGTTCCAAAATTTTTCCCTGCAGGTCGCGCACAATCACTTCTTCATGATATTCATATTCCGGATCTTCCGTCTCCCACCAGGAGCTGAAATACAATTTGTCGTCTTCTCTGTGTGAGAACGATTCGTTATCCTCTAACTGAAACCCGACATTCATACATCCTTCTTCCAGACACCAAAGTATCTGAAAATACTGTTTATATGATTCTCTTGTCAGGATAACCGGTGTTCCTTTTAACATCAGGTTATAGCAATCTTCGACACATGATAGGGGCAATATGTCCAGTGAATTTACGCTCCCTCCTGATAATATTTCATCTGGATTAAATGACAGCAAGTGAATTTGCTGTTTCGTAAAATCCACCATAACTACATGTACTTTGTGATCATAGTACAGCGATGGTCTTCCAATATACTGTCCTTCTGTTAATTTGATTGGCTCAATGACTTCACCATCCGGACAGTGTACCAGGATCAATCTGTTAGGTTTTATTGATTTTTTGTCTTTGTATAATTCTTCTGCCTCATACAGATCACCAGAATTATAATCTTCTCCCCAATACCAGTCACTTCCGGCACTTACTTGTTCCAGATAATATATTCCATCTGTTTTGATTGTTTTCATTGTCAT